CATGAGTTTATTCTTGATGAGAGTGCTGGAATTACAAAAGCATATGAAGCAGTAACTCAGTATTGTGGATGGGCACCCATCGAAGCTGGTAAAACTATGGGATTGTTCCCATATGGAAAACCAAATGATAAAATCCCAGAGATTTATTCTGATCATGGTGGAACTGCTGAATGGAAGACTTCTAATCGAGATGTAATTGTTCCAACATATCCCAATGGTGCGGTTGTTAATGAAGGTAGATATCCATTCTTGAAGACTATTCCTGATCCAGGTGATCTGACTCTACTTGAGAATCGTAGAGATATGGCATATGCCATTCAAATTGAATCTCAGCAGATGGTTTTGGATTTGATTCGTAAGGCAGTTGAAAAGAGTGGCAACAAAAATGTTGTTCTCTCTGGTGGGTATGGTCTTAACTGTGTGGCAAACTACTGGTATCTTGAACAACTTAAGGATGAAGGTATCAACTTGTTTGTGGAACCAGTTAGTAATGACGCTGGAACCGCTATCGGTGCAGCACTTTTAATTTATCATTCTGTAACTAGTGACATGGAAATTAGAGATAGGATTAAGGATCTTTACTATGGTCCTGAGTATGATTACTCTTTAGAACTTATCGAAGAAGTTGCACAACGATGGGGTGCAACGGATATTAAAACAGGTGCGAACTATGAAGACGTTGTAAATCTTATTACTGATAAGAATATTGTTGCAATGTATCAGGGAAGATCTGAAGCTGGTCCCCGTGCTCTTGGTAATCGCTCTATTCTTTATGATCCTCGTGATCCTAATGGAAAAGATCATGTCAATAACGTGAAGCATCGCGAATACTTCCGACCATTTGCAGGATCAATTCTTCAAGAACATGTTCATGAGTGGTTTGATCTTCGTGGAATGGATGATACTCCATTCATGATGTATGCTGTAAAATGTCAAGAGGGAATTGAGGAAAAGATTCCTGCAATCATTCATGTTGATGGTACATGTAGGATTCAGACAGTTACAGAAGATGTTAATAGGCACTACCATGGTGTGATTAATGAGTTCTATAATAAAACTGGTTGTCCTATCATCTTTAATACTTCATTCAATCTAGGTGGAGAACCTCTTGTAGAGACTCTTGATGATGCTCTTCGCACTCTTGCTAACTCTTCTATTGAGTATCTTTATCTTCCAGAATATGCTGTTTTGATTGAGGTTGCTAATTAATGATCCATATAGATTGTTCAACAGAAGTATTAAACTTCTCTCAGTATGATCTTGCTGAAGATGAAGTGTATGTGATCGACAATCTATTTCCTTGGTGGTTCACTCATCATATGCATGAACTCATTTTGGGTAACAATGCATATGCATGGGTGTATGGGCACACTAGTAACTATGCAACTGATGGTAGAGATGTTGGTGCAGATCTTGATTGGTCAGAAGCACCAGCATTTAAACAATCAATCTATCCACCAAAGTCTCCTAATTCAGAAGATCCTTCTTTTGGTATGATTTATAATGCTGTCACTGGAACAATTCCATTTGAGTTGGAGTTGGGTGAAGTCCTCGTAAATGGTCAGCAGTGGATTCACGATACTGTTATTCATCAAGATTGTACTTGTGATAATGGTCTTAGTTGGATTTATTATGTTAATCGACAGTGGGATGATGAATGGGGTGGACCAACCATCATTGAGTTAAATGGAGACACTGTAGAAGTTCTACCAAAACCAGGAAGAGTTTGCCTTTTCAAAGGTAACATTCCTCACAGAGGATCACCACCAGATGGTGATAAGTATCGTGGACTTAGAGCCACATTAGTTTACAAGACAATGAGGAAGATTCCTTTGCCTGCTAAAGCATGAGAAAAGATTTATTTGCAATTCCTATTTTTGAAGATACTGTAGATCTTAGTAAGATTAATATTGAATCTGATACTTATAGTTCAACATGGGACAGTGAGGTCAAGACTAGTTTTGGTACAGACCATAGAATCTCAGATGAAACTTGGCAGCACTTGAATGAGGTTATCTCAAGGAACATTAATCAAATACCATGCTCCTACGAGAACGCTAGGATTGATGGTATATGGAGGAATGTTTATACTGAAACTGATTATCAAGATCCCCATATACATCCACACTCTCAGTGGAGTTTTATCATTTATGAGACAGTATCAACTTCAAAAACAATGTTTTTTAATCCTTCTATGAAGGACATTCAGAACCAAATTTTTGGAGGAGGAATTCCTGATTTTTTACTGGATTACAAACCCAATCTTGAAGCAGGATCTATTATAATATTCCCATCGTTCCTTATGCATATGGTTTCTCATGGTGCTGAGGGATCGACAATATCTGGAAATGTTTATTTGGACTATCGACCGTGAGTAAAGTTTTTGTAAATGGTACATTTGATCTCCTTCATCGTGGTCATTTAGAATTACTAAATTTTGCTAGAACTCTAGGCGATAGAGTTCATGTAGGTATTGACACTGATAGGAGAGTTACAGAAAAGAAGGGACCATCTAGACCAATATATAATCAAGAGGAAAGAAAGTTCTTCTTAGAAAATTTAAAGGCAGTAGATAAAGTACATTTTTTTGATTCTGATTTAGAATTAGAAGTATTAGTTAACTTTATCCAACCAGATATAATGGTTGTTGGATCTGATTGGGAAGGTAAGTCGGTCATTGGATCAATGCATGCTGCTAAATTAGTATTCTTCAGTAGACTTGGTGATTATGCAACCACAAAAACAATTGAACGTATTATTGATAGGAGAGACTTGCGATGATGAATATGTCTATGGTGACGTAGAACGTATTAGTCCAGAAGCTCCTGTACCAGTTCTCAAATATGATAGAACTGAGACTCACAAAGGTATGTCTGCTAACGTTAAGGCAAACCTGGAGTCTTTTGGTATCTTCGTAAATCATATTACCAATAAGAAACCAATTGTAAAACGTAGAGTTGTTGATCGTGGTAGTAACCAACAACTCATTCGTATTGATGAAGAAGGTGAGATTGATCCTCTAAGAGTATCTGAAGTTAAGTCTGCATTTATTCATATGCAGTATGATGCTGTGGTTATATCCGATTATGATAAAGGATACGTGACAAAGAATGACTTGGAAGTATTTTGTCAAAACTTCCCTGGACCAGTCTTTATAGATACTAAAAAGACTGAGTTGTTTAGTTATCCAAATGTATTCTTTAAAATTAATCAAAGAGAATTTGATAACTTAGTAGTAAAACCAGATACTAAAAATCTAATTGTTACTGTCGGTGGAAAGGGCACAGTTTATGAAGGTAATGTGTACCCTGCTGAGAAGGTGAACGTATTTGATGTTGTGGGTGCAGGAGATACTTTTTTGGCAGCACTGACGTATGCATACCTAACACATAATGATATTGCAACAGCAATAACCATTGCAAATAGAGCATCTGCTATTGCCGTTCAGAATTATGGATGTTATACTTTGACGGAAGAGGATGTTTTAGGACTATGAAGACCTATGTTGTGGACATTGATGGGGTAATTGCTAAGCAAAATAGTGTGTGTAAGACGTGCAAGTATGAAACTTCATCTCCAATGAGAGAGAATATTGAAGTAATCAATAAACTCTATGATGAGGGTAATTATATTAAATACTTCACAGCGAGAGGTATGGGGACATATAAAGATGATGTTAAGCAAGCTAGTCAACGTTGGGAAGATTTGACAAAGTGCCAATTAAAAATGTGGGGATGTAAATATCATGAACTTATCATGGGTAAACCCTCCGCAGATTACTACATAGATGATAAGGCGGTAAATTCTAATGACTTCTTCAATTAAATATGTCCCTAAGGGTTGGGGACATGAGAAGTGGATCGTTAATAATGACATGTATTGTGGTAAACTCTTGTTCTTTGAGAAGGGTAAGAGGTGTTCCTGGCACTACCATAAATTAAAAGATGAGACTTTCTACTTACAGAGTGGTCTTATATCATTGTATTTTGGATATGATGATGATCTATCAAAGGCGGATATGACGGTTCTCAAACCAGGTGAAAAGTTTCATATCCCTGTTGGGTTGAGACATCAGATGGTTGCATTGAATGAGACTGAACTGTTTGAGTTCTCAACTCAACATTTTGATTCTGATAGTTATAGAGTTATAAAAGGTGATTGAACGATTTGAAGATTTAGTATTAGAATTTCCTAATCTCATACCAAATGAATGGTGTGATGTTATGGTAGATTGGTTTGAAGAGAATGAACATCTACAGCAAGATGGTAGGGTGAGTGATAATAGTGATGATCAAGAGATACAAACTCAATATAAAGTAGCAACACAATCTATAATTCCTTTTGAGTCTCCTGTTGCTCAGTTGATGTCAAAGATTTGTAATACTTGTTATGATAATTATCTCAGCATAGTCAAAGAAGCTCCTAACGAGTGTATATGTTTTAGAGATTATTCTATAAGAGTTTATAATAAACATGATGGTTTTTTTAAAACTCATGTTGATCAACACGCTGGGGGCACAGTAACTAGACTCTTTGCAATAATTTTATATTTAAATGATGTAAAAAAAGGTGGAGAAACTGAGTTCCCCACCTTTGATAAAAAGATAAAACCAGAGAAAGGAAAGGTCTTGATGTTCCCTTGTAATTACATGTACCCTCATGGAGGGAATATGCCAGAATCTGGTT